AGGCAAGGTCGAGTAATCCCCTTGGTAATGCTGGGCCTAAACGCCCTTCACACTGGATCCAATTCACCACAGAAGAAGCAGCCCCAATTCTAGATAAGTATATAAAGATAATGCACAAAGCAATGTCGATTGCACTAGCTGCTGCTAAGAAATCTGGATATACTGGAATATCAAAACTTTATATCGACGATGATTTTGGTATCCGACCAGGGGATGCGACAGGAAGAAGTCGGTATGTTAATGCTAACCACAGTGGTGAACATCAAAAATACCCTCCAGTTTTTCCTGGTAATAGTCCCATTCAATTTACCGACACCTACTTTGTCGGAATTAACATGCAAGAATATGGGGCATTAGAGCTAAAGGGCATCAACCTAATGGCAAACCATATACCAGGTAAAAAGGCTAAAATGTCTCAAACAATAAAAAAGGTAAATACCTTGGATAAGTTGGAATCTGAATTAAAAAAGTGGGTGCCTATGGTTGTTAGTGATGCCAAAGCATATGCTAAAATCCTAAGTGTTCCTCCTGAAGATACTATGAGCTCTTCAGATCAAACCAAGCGTATGTACGCAAAAAGAAAATAATTAAAAAATAACCTCCAATAAATTTTTTTATTCGCAAAAGATTTGTTATATTTACTAAGTACTAATTAAAGATTGAATATTATGCATAAACTTCTACTGGCTATAAGCCTGTTCCTCGGCGGACAAACCCTAATTTGGTTCCAAGTAAATGGTCAATTCCTATGGCCATGGTTCAAACGCAACCCCATGATCCTAGCGATCGGTATGGGTTCAATTATTTCATATCTATTCATACAAGCAACCAAGTATTCCTATGAATATTTTGATGGTCTATTGTGGCCTGGCCGTTTCTTAGGCTTTGGTTTTGGTATGGTGGCATATGCCCTACTAACTAGTTACTTTATGAGCGAAGGTATCAGCATTAAAACCCTAACTTCTTTGATCTTGTCAACAGGTATTATCTGTGTACAACTTTTCTGGAAATAACGTTTTTTAACGATTTTGATCGTAGTCTTTACTAAATAAGTCGTATATTAGTAGTATACAAAATGGATAAAATGGAAACACAATTAGGATATGCATGTATTAATACCCAGCTTCGCAAGTCTGGCATATTTACAAGTCGCACAATGGTTAAAAAAACCTTCAACACCAAAGGCATTCAGTATGCATCTGAACTAGCATTACAAAATGCAAAAGACCTGGTGGAAATTATAAAGTGGAATCATGCAAATGGCATCAAGTTATTTCGCATGTCATCAGGTATATTTCCTTGGATGTCAGAATACGAAATATCAGACCTACCAGACTACACTAAAATCTCAAACGTATTAAAAGGCGCTGGCACACTGGCTAAATCATATAACCAACGCCTATCATTCCATCCAGGTCCATTTGTGGTCTTGGCCTCACCATCACCCTCGGTAGTAGATAATTCAATCAAAGAATTAAATCAGCATGCCGAAACCATGGATCTAATGGGCCTACCACAATCCAACTATGCAAAAATAAATATTCATGTCGGCGGTGCATATGGCGACAAAATAGCAGCAATGGCTCGTTTTTGTAAAAGCTTCAAACGGCTAACTCCGTCTGCACAATCTAGGCTCACCATCGAAAACGACGATCGTGCTTCAATGTATTCTGTAGTGGATTTGTACCATGGCATACATAAAGTTATTGGCATACCCATTGTTTTCGACTATCACCACCACCAGTTTTGCACTGGGGACCTATCCGAAAAAGCTGCTCTACATTTAGCATCTACAACTTGGCCAGATGGCATCAAGCAATGTGTACACTACTCAGAATCTAAAGCCTTGCACGAAAATAATCCAAAAATAAAGCCGCAAGCTCATTCAGACTATATCCACGACAGAATTAACTCGTGGGATCTACCACTAGATATTATGGTGGAATCAAAAGCAAAAGAATTATCTATTCAAGATTATATGACAAATCTTGAAAACTAACCACCAAATAATTTTTTATTTGAGAAGTTATGTCTTATATTTACATGTCTATTAACAATTAAAAGGAGAACCAATGGCAATTGATTTAAATGCAATCCGAAACAAGCTGAACAAGCTTCAAACAACTAACCAAAGAGTATCGAACCTTTGGAAACCTGAACCAGGTAAAAACCAACTACGTATAGTGCCTTACCAGCATAACAAAGAGAATCCATTTATGGAATTATACTTCCATTATGATCTAGGTAAACGCAACTTTCTATCTCCAGTAACTTTTGGAGAACCAGATCCTGTACTCGAATTTGCAGAACAATTAAAATCTTCAGGTAACTCTGACGACTGGAAATTGGGAAAAAAGCTCGAGCCGAAAATGCGTACATACCTTCCAGTATTAGTTAGAGGAAAGGAATCAGAAGGTGTTAAGATGTGGGGATTTGGAAAACAAGTCTACCAAGAATTATTAACATTTATTGCTGACCCTGACTATGGAGATATCACAGATCCTACATCAGGTCGTGACTTAGTTATCACTTATACTCCTCCAGAAGGAAGTGAGAGATATCCAAAGACTACTATCATGGTTAAGCCTAATGTTACACCAGCAACAGAAGATAAAAATGTTGCAGAAATGGTAATGAACGGTCAGACAGATATCTTTGACATTTACAAAAAGTGTACGTATGACGACTTAAAAGCTGCTCTAGCGACTTGGCTTAATGGTGGTGAAGAAGGTGAAGCTCCTGCTGCAACAGCAAAATCTGAAAGTCCCTTTAAGGACACATCAGCAGATGCTCCAGCAAGTGTCAAAAAGACCGACAACATCTCAGCTGCATTTGACGATCTATTTAGCTAATCTGAATGTCTAAAGATAAACGCTCAGACGATCTAGCTAATTCATTAGCAGATTCGTTAAATAAAAAGTTCAAGTCATTCAAGGTTGCGTATTTCTTAGATGGTTCGGAGGATACTCCAACTGATTTAGGGGAATGGATTAGCACAGGTTCAAGTATATTGGACCTTGCTATTTCTAATCGCAAAAATGGGGGCTTACCTGTAGGAAGAATAACAGAATTGACGGGCTTAGAAGCTAGCGGGAAATCCCTGCTAGCTGCCCATCTTCTGGCCAACACCCAGAAAAAGGGTGGACTGGCAGTCTATATTGATACTGAAAATGCAATGAATGAAGACTTTGCAAAGTGTATTGGTATCGACGTGTCTAAGATGTTGTATATCCAATTGGAAACAGTTGAAGATATATTTGAAGTCATTGAGAATATTATTACTAAAGTCCGAGAATCTGATAAAGATAGATTAGTTTCTATTGTTGTTGATTCGGTTGCTGCTGCCACTACCAAAGTGGAACAGGCTGACGATTTCGACCAAACAGGTTGGGCAACTCAAAAAGCTATTATTCTTTCAAAAGCAATGAGGAAGATAACCCAGATGATTGGTCGCCAAAGAATATGCTTAATATTCACAAATCAGCTAAGGGTTAAGCTTGGTGCTATGTTTGGAGATCCATACACTACATCAGGCGGTAAGGCAATTGGCTTTCATGCAAGTTGTAGATTAAGACTAAAAGCTGCGGGACAGATTAAAGTCAAAGTCAATGGTAAAGATCAAGTCATTGGTATAAAAACCAAAGCTCAAGTAGTCAAAAACAGAATGGGACCACCACTTCGAACAGCAGAATTTAATATTCTATTTGATAGTGGTATTGATGATTATGGGTCTTGGCTACAAATGATGAAGGATGCTAAATTAGTATCACAAGCTGGAGCTTGGTATACATATACCGATGAAACAACTGGAGAGATTATTAAATTTCAATCCAAAGAGTTTGAGACTAAGGTATTAAATGACCCTGAACGCAAAGACAGACTATATAATCAAATTTGTGATTCTATGATTATGGATTACAAGACTGATGCTATAGGTATTGATGACATCGAAATAGGCAACGACGATGTCCCACAAGGTTAAATATCTAGACATTCTAGCCAATCTAAAGGAGGATTCCACCCCACGGGGGCTTAACGATCGTGTACTGTTGATAGATGGACTTAATACGTTCATCAGATCATACACATGTAACCCAGCAACTAACGAAGCTGGAGCACATATCGGCGGCATAACTGGATTCCTCCTTTCAATTGGGTATGCTATAAGGCATATCAAGCCAACAAGAGTTATCATCTGTTTTGATGGGAAGGGAGGATCAGCTAGACGTAAAAAGCTATTTCCAAACTACAAAGCCCAGAGAACAGTTAATAACCGTCTAACCCGAATAAATTCTAATTCGAGTGGTGAAGATGAACGTATATCTATGGGCCAACAAATACATAGGTTGACTGAGTACTTAGAGCATCTTCCAGTGACTGTGATGGCTACTGAAAAAATAGAAGCTGATGATGCTATAGCATATATAGCAAAACAGGTTCTACCTGAAAGCCAACACTTTATTATGTCTACGGACACAGACTTCTTACAACTAATAAATGATAAGATAGCAGTTTGGTCTCCAACGGCAAAAAAGTTTTACTTCAAAGAAGACATGAAGGATCGCTTCAAGCTAAGACCTGAGAATTATATTCTCTACAAGTCTTTAACAGGTGACAAGTCAGACAACATCCCAGGCATCAAAGGCCTTGG